ATCCGGGTCAATCTGATTATCGCTTTAAGTATCTAAAAAATAATATTGCTCATTATCTATATCTAGAATTTAAAACTAAGACTGGCAAACAATCAGATAATCAAAAGAGGTTTGAAAAAACTTGTATAGCTGAAAATGAAAAATACGAAATAGCCAGATCAGTTGAAGAAGGTTTAAACGCACTGAGTGAGTGCGGATTGATTTAAAGTGTTTAAATTAAGCTAAATTAACCCTATCCTTAAACCAACCATAAATAAATTTTTCATCTTTTTGCCTACTAGATGCTAAATCCATATAAAAACAACCTTGTAGGCAGTTAAGCATATTATACAAAACAACCTCACCATCACAGCCTCTAAAATTAATATAAATCTCCAAGGCTCTTATTGTTCTTGAGCCAACTATTCCATCAACAACTAAATCTTCATAATAAGCTCCTCTATTGTTAAGAGCATTTAAAGACCTCTGTAGATACTTTGCCGCTGTTACTACTCCCATATTAACTGCACTGTCAAATAATTCTTCCACTATCTTAAAAGAAAGATTTTGGACGCTATCTAGCTTTAATCTATCCCAATATTTAAGCTCGTATATTTCGCAGGCAACTTCTCTAGGCAGATCTTGCATATCATCTTTATATCCATAATCCCTTGCCACCTTTTCAGTAATGCCATATTTTGTTGCTCCTCCGCTATCCAAGGGATCATCTACAAAACCACCTTCAACTTCAATAACCCTGTCTATTACTCCTTGTTTAAAAGAATTCATTATCATTTTTCCTCCTCGATGTCTTTAATTAGTTTCTCATACCACTCCATCTTCATAAACAAAAAACCAAAGATATTTAATATAACTGCATATAGTGCTATTTGCCCGATCAGACCTCCGAACAATTTACCAAAGAAAGCAAGCAACACAGTGTTAAAGAAAAGAGCTACTGCCGGATCATCTAATAACTTCCTAAATGTTGAGCTGCTAGGTATTAAGAAACGCCAAACAACAGTTAATTTATAAACCTCGTCATAAACTTTAAAAGTAAGTCTAAGACCTTTGGCAGCTAATTCTTTTAGCTTTGATCTTTTGATTACAATTGCGTCTTCATTATTATTTTGTGTCACAGTTACCCTCCATTTTTCCAGTTAATTTATAATTATGTAAAATAAAATAATCTAAGTTCTTGTCGCTAACAACCTTCTTTTCTTCATCATTAAGGCAAATTACTTGACCCCATATTTTAACATTGTCAACAAAGACATATTCTTTTTGTCTACAAGAGATCAAGTTTATCATCACGACTACGCCTAGCAATATCTTTTTTAGCTTCCCTTGTTTCTTGAATATCTTTTGCCAAACTCTCATTTTTCTTTTTTTCATTTTCTAGTTTCTTTTGTTGCCTACCATAAAAAAAAGCTGCAATGGTTGCAATTATAATCAAACTAAAATTTTTAAATATTTTCTTCATCTTCCACTAAAAACAAAGTTCCATCATTTTCTATGTAAATTAAACCTTCTCTTGGTGGTTGAAATACAGGGTAACAATAAAAATTAAAATACTCGTGGTCTGGGTTATCTATTTGTTTTATTTCAGCCCATTTTCCTTTGACAGAATCTTTATATTTTGAGTAGTAAGATAAAACCTCCTCATCAGTTAATTGCCCTTTCTGGTAGGCTTCAAACTTTGGCATCAATTCGTTGTAATTATTAATACCAATTAATCTTTCAACATAAGAGTCTTTGTTTAATCTTTTTTCTTCCTTTATCCATAGCATTGAATCTACTATTAAATTTATAAGAGCCTCTTGATATTCTTTGAATATATAATATTTCATTAGTAAATGTTCCATTTTTTATTTAAGTAATCTAAGATTGCATTAACTTCATTGTTGTTTAAAACTCTACTATAAATAATTATTTCAGCAATAAAACCATCTAAAAAAGAACTGGACTGATCTGGTCTTTTTGCTATTGTGGCAGGAATTCCGGGTGAATTATTAGCTCCAATTAAAGTAGAATAGGCTAATTGAAAAGGATTATTATTATGCTTAACTTTTGTAAACTCTCCCTCTTTTACTTGAGAAGTTACAACGAAAGGTTGAGTACCAGATGTATTTGTTGCAGATGTTATGCTATCTTGAGTAGTTGCTCTGCATACTTGTTGATTTTTGCCATTTAAGAGCCTAACGAAAAAAGTGCCAGAAACTCCACCTGATTGCCTTCCTATGAGATATTGTTGTGTTTGTGTTCCTATATCTGATTTTGAAACTACAAAAGAAGTATAAGGCTCATTTAGCACAGTATCACTTGAGAAATTTAAATATTGTGAAGAGCCGTCAAAATCTATAACATTTAAACTATTTTGTGTTCTTATTCCTGTTTGTGGCCTAGCTACACCAATCAATTCTTCTGCATAATTGTTAGTACCAAAAGAGCAGCTCCATTTATTTAGATTATTGCCTGTTGCATCAATAGAATCAGCATTATTAGCATCTAACCATAAACGACCATTAGGAATAATTATTGGAGTAGGTGTTGTTATTTTTCTTCTCATTTATTTCCTCCCCAAAAATTCTACTAAACCACCACCCAAAAGAGCAGCACCAACATATAGCAAGATATTTGTTGAATTATCTATTTTGTCAAAGATGGTAAAATGTTCAACTAGTCTAACTTTTGCACCATACCAAGCGAGACACAGTTTAATCCCTAGAGCAGCACTAATCAGAATTAATCCAGCAATTCTCTTTGAAGATATATCACCCGTAAAACCAGTTATGACTTTTTTTACAAATTTATTCATAGCTTTATATTATATATAATTAAGTTCACCAATAGGCCAAATATTAACATTCTAGCTTGAAAAGGGTGTTTATCTAAATAGTCAGCCCCTATCTCTATTATTCTTATTAAAGTTTTACCCATCATAGTAAATAATTAACCCCAACACTAAAACCACCCTCAAGATCAAGCTCTGTATTTGGCATGATTAAATTAAGATTTACATTACTGCTCTCATTAAAGAAGTGCAAAAGCCCAATGCCATAAACCCAACTAGTCTTTTTTTCTAATCCTTCTAAATTATCATTAAAATATAATTTCTTCTTAATGCTAACATTACTCAAAAATACAGTTGGCGTAAATTGCCTTTTTAAACCTATCTGCAAAGTATCGGTTATTATCTTATTTTCGTTTCTAAATCTCAAATTATTATTATTCTTTACAGTAAATTTATTGACCTGATTTAATAATCTATTAGTAGATACAGTAAATAAATAATCATTATAATTAGCAGTAGATCCAACACTTAGGCTAAAATTAGGTTTATCAACATAATTAAATATGGGGTCATTTATATTGGTGTAAGTGCTTGATAATCCTATACTCAGCTTAGCAAAAGCATAATTGATGTTAAAAAACAGAGTTAAGGCTAATAAATATTTAATCATTTCTTTTGTGATATTTCGTCTAATTCCTCTTGAATCTTTAATAGCATATCAACTTGCATTTTAGAGTTGTTGTAATCATGTTTTTTAACTGATTCTAGCTTCTTCTCTAATTCTGCTATACTATGTTTTAGCTTATCTTCTATTTCATCTAGCTTCTTCTCTGCCATGTCGTGCCTTTCCTCGTTTCGCTTTATTAAAAATGGTACTCCTTTGTAAAATGCTAAAAAGCCAAAGAAAGCCAGAATACAAAGCGAGCTATTTTCTAAAAAAAAGTTAAAAATATCCATCATCTAAAATAAACCCTTGTTTAGTTGCTTTGTGTAGTTATACATATTTGATAAAATATTTTTAAACTCTCCTTCGCTACACTGCATATTATTTTTGTTGGTGTTTGTTATGATAAAAATATAAACTATATTAAAATAATGCTTCACTGCTACCAATCCAGCTTTGACCGGCTTTTTGTGTGATTGTGCTACTATTTTTTTGACAAGCGGGAAATCCTTAATATTTGACAAATCTTTCATGTAAATTGGATTAGCAACTGATTTGCTAATCAAGTTATAAGTTTTTTGGTCAACAACGAATCTTTTGCCCCAGCTCTTATTTCTAAATTTAACACTCACAGTCTCATAATGACCCTGTGCATTTTTAATTGTCTTTATCTCATCAATGATTTTTAACTCTTTCTTGAAGAAAGAATCTTTAAAAGAGATGTAGCTTATATAATAATCATCTTTGCATGTTTTTAGCTCCTCTGCCGTTTTGGCAATTATTCTGCTATTAAAATAATTTATATCATAATAGCTCTTGTATCTTACTCCTAATATTGCTACACAGAAAAGCAGGAAAATAAAAGCTATTAATGTACATTCTTTTTTATAGTTCTTAATCATAATCCTTTGAATCAAAAAATAGTTTGGTTCTGCCTAAAAAATTATAAAATAGATCATAGGGTACTAATTCAGAAGTATTGCCCTCAAAATAACCCTGATCTGACAAAAACTTACCAACTAACCAAGAACAAAAATGACTGCCGTTTGAAGGCCGCAGGAAGGGTAAATCTAAGCCAGCAAATAAAGCACCATTCTTTGAATATGGCTGTCCTTTATATTTTTGTTCAAACTCCCAAGCTTTCTTTTTGTCAACTTTGTCAAGGGTGGCAATATAAACCTTGCCATCAATATTTTTTAGCCTGTCAGTAAGCCAATTTTCTTCCATGCCCCTTTTGACATTAGCTTCAAATATTTTGGCGTTATAAACATCCTTCTTCTTAAATTTCTTAATTGTGTCATCTAAATCGAACCTTGATATATGGCAAACATGATCTATAGGTTTGGTATCGGTAATAAATGCAAAAGGCTTGGTTGAGATAAAAAGCAATGGGCTGTGATATAAGTTTCTTAAACTTAAATGATATTCAAAGAATAGAAGATGTATTTTATCACGATCAAGCTTATTAACCTTAGCTTGTAGATCCTTTATCTTTTGATTTATTTTAACTTGTTTGGAAGTCATAACTTATATTAATTGCCATTCAGTGCCATCATATTCAACAGCAACAGCAACATTAGGTGCTACAGTTACTATTTCTGTTCCTGCATTATTTTTAATAATCAGATTGTTCGCTGATCCTATATTTTTGAATAAGAAATAATCGCCAGTATTAGGACTGGCAAATAAAGTAACATCTCTATCAGCACCATCTGCATCTAAATAATGATCCTGAACATCAGTAGCAACAATAGATTTATTTGTTGCTAAGGTTTCCCTATTAACACCAGCAACAAATCTTTTGGTTGCGGTCATTTTATTTACAGTGTAATCGGAGTCACTATCCAAAATAGCTTCTACTTTTCCTCTGATAATATTTCCTAATATACTCATTTTTTTATTAATTAAATTCTTATAAACTATATTCCTGATTAATAATAAAGTCAGACTCCACATTATAAGCTTCAACCTCACTAACAGATTGCAGCGATCTAATAGCCTCTCTGTGGCCTTGCTTTATAGTAAAATTAGCACTAGCAAGATCTTTTAAGCCAACGCCAAGCATCCTTAATTGCTGATAATTAATAGGAATAATTCCGCTTCCATTATATCTATAATTAAAAATAGCCTTATCTTCTGTAATTAATCCAAGATCAATTTTTTCTCTAAACCTATCTTTTTGCTCATCCATTAAAGCCCTAAAATCAAAGCTATTAATAATGGTGTGTCCCGATACCTTAACAAGTCTTGCTTCTTGTGAATTGTAGTAAGTTTCAAGCTCGTTTAATTTGTCATTAATTGCTTTTGACAGTAAAGAAGAAGAAACCTCTTCTTGCGTTGCTTCGTTATATTGATCTCTTATGTTTTTGCTAAGTTGCAAAAAAGTTACCTGTTGCTCTATTATCTCACCTGTTGTTTTATGTTTTAAGTATATTGTCATCTTCTTAATTATTTATTATAAATTATTGTCAATCCAACCTTGAGTAACTATTTCACCTGATGGTGTACCTTGACCAGTAATAGGCACATTATCAACTTTTATATTAGAGTTTGAGTCAACCAATATTCCTATTTGAGCGTTATTATAACCACCTGACCAACCGCCAGAATTCCAGTTATTTCTAAGTGAAAAAAAGTTGTTATTGCCTACGACATTAGAAATAAAATTAACCTTCCCACCCGAACTTGCATCCATCTGCAACGATAATATCGCATAACATAAAGGAGGTGAAGATATTAAAAAAGTTGGATCATCAACAAAATTTCCACTAAGCTCTGTAACTTGAGAACTCAACTCAAACCTATAACTGCCATCTTTATTGAAAGTAAAAGTACCATTTCTAATATTTCCTGCTCCATCTGTTAGCAAGCTTGCAATTCTTTTCTTCTTAGTATAGCCACTAGGCAAGGTGGGGCTTAAAGAAGCTGAAAATAAAAAGTCTGCTGTTGAGGTTGAGGGATTATAGATTGCAAATAAATGATAAGTTGTATCTACTGCGACCGATCCAGTATCTAACCCTCCTTGATTATTTCCTGCAACCCAGTTAGCATCTAATCGTTTAGTCATAGCAGTTGCAACCGCTTGACCTGAACCATCGTCAAATTGAAAAACGCCATCAGTAAAATCCATATCGTGATCTGAATCTGTAGCATTATTTGATACTGTGATTTGTTTATTTAGGTAAACTTGACCTCTTTGTGTGGTGGTGGCTTCATCTAGGCTAACTGTTTTTAGCAAAGTACCAGAAGCATTATAAATCTTAATAACGCCACCTTCTCTAAGTAAAATATCATTAACAAGCGAGCCATTAGTTATAGCGGTTAAGTCGCCTATATTAAACTCACTCTTTAAAGAACCATCATTAGCAGTTAAATCAAGCCCAACCAATCTATCACCCGCAACTTCATAGAAATTAGCATTAACCTCTGCTGATTTTGCCTTAGTATTTGGTTTAAATATAGTTGTAGCCATAATAATAAATATATTATAGCGAGGGGTCTATAATTTGTTAAAAGGGGGAGTTGTTAAATAGCCTCAAGCATTAATTCAGTTGTTCCTGCTTGAAAATTATGTTTTATTTCTTTTATCATCCAAATTGCACCGGCATCACTAAAAGAAGCTCCTAGATTTGATGTCGAGCTTTCTTCATCCCATTCGCCTTGATCCCAGATTAAGCCGTCTGTTGTCTCATAATCTCCTGCGTTGGCTATCACTCTATCAAAAATAAATAAGTTGACAAATAAAACAACCTTTAATTTTAGTTTTTTCCTTACCTCAGATGTCCTTGTGCCAACTGTGGATAAGATATTAATTCTATCAGTGCTATTGGTAATAGTCTCAACATCAAAAGTCTTTGATCTATGATATAAATTAGTCGGTGATTCAAACTTTAAAGCTGTGTCTTTCCAGTAAAGGATTTCAAAAACCTCGTCAATACCACTACTAAAATTTGAAACCTTAATAATAGAATCACGATCAAAAGTAAATATATCTTGTGTGCTTGCCTCAATAGGCTTATAATATAAAACTCCCTCTCTTTGATATAAAAAAGAATGTCCTATTGATAAATCTTGTAAAATTTTTAGCCATTGTGTTTGACCCTCTAAGGCTGTATCATCTATGTTTTGTATATCATAGCCAGCCTCAATATTGCCAGTGCTAACAGTTAAGAAGTCGGTAAATTCTGATCTATTAAATAACTCATATAAAAAAGCCTCCAAAGTGGTTGATGTTAGGGTAAAATCAGAAAAAGTATATTCCTTTAAGAGAAAGGTTAATAAATCCTCAATAAATAAATCTTGGTAGGTATTATCATTACTAACCTTAGTATTGTTGGATATTTCATTAATAAAGCCTCTGTAAACTTCAATATATTCATAATTACCAGTTTCGTTATTCAAGTAGCCATGCGATATTTTTACTAATGTTTTGTGCCTGACATAGCCATTAAAAATAGAATTTGTGTTAGTTTCAGAATCAAACTCACCATTTATTGAGGCTAATTTTAAAGTACAGTCTGGCACTTTTAAAACTCCGTAGCTGTAAGTCTCATTTGGTAGGCTGTAAGAAATACCCGGTATTGAATTATGAGCTTTTACTTCTGTTGCTGTCAAATCTTCTATATTAACCCAGCTAGACTCATAAACACCACTTGAGTTAATGCGTTTTATTTCAATTTTTACTTCTGATCTTAAAACCTTAGATTTTAAATAGGTTGCGTTATAGGTCATAATGTCGGATTAAAATAATCAATTTTAGTAACTTGCTTAAATTTAAGTTTATTAGAAGCAGTTTTGTTTAGATAGTTTTTATAAAACATAGGATCAAGATCGCCAACATAAGCACATCTAATAAAATCTTGGAATCTGTAAGGCTCTTGTTTTACTTTTTCTGCACCATCATAACCGTCATTAATCCAAAAGAAAAAATCCTGTTGCCTGTTTTGGATAGTTTCTACAATGTCTATTTCCTCTTGTATTGATACTAGGTCGGTATTTACGCCAAACTCCCAATGAATATCACCTTTATATAATACTGAAACACCGCCGGACTCTAATTTAATAACTTTTTTATTAGCCATACCCTTTGGACGCACCATCTTAAACCTTTCAATACTGCCAATTTCACTAAAAGCCAGAATAGCACCAACTTGTTTCTCCTGATTTGGCGTTATGGTGTCATCAACTTCAAATTTGATCTCAGTAAAAGAAATTGCACTAGGGAATTTATAAAGCCTATGGATGCCATCTTGACTTAATGTTAATGTAGCTTGACTGGTTACATCTGTAAATGAAGCCCCACTTGCTATTGATATTGCAAAATCATTAAAGTTACAATTTAGTATAACAATAGTATCTAATGTTTGCTCGCTACTAAAATCTTGTTGTAGACTTACTGTGTCACCATCAGTATCTTGCCCTTCACTCTCAAAGCTATATTTTGTAGTGTCACTAAAAGCATTGTAAGGGTCGCCACTAGAAGCAGTAATTGATGATTGGTTGTTGTAACTTCCTAAATAGTTATTGCTTAAAAATCTCATAATATTATCCTGTTACTGCTAATGTTGTATCCTCAAATCCGGGCAATCTACCCTCGTTAATTGCGGTGGCAATGCCGTCATGTATTTGATTAATAAATTCGTCATTATCTCCTACATCTCCAATAAATGTCGCACCCTCAAAATTTAGGTTAATTACATTTTCAGAATTGCTAATATTTTCAGTATTTGCATTATTTATAACATCCGGACTACCTAATACCAAATTACCACTTTGCAAGAATTGGTTTTGCTTTGCCGGTATAATCGCCTCCCCTGCGTGAATTTGAGCCATCATATCATTTGGTACAAAGTCAGTACCTACTGCATAAGAGCCTACTTTTGATGCCTGCTCTGCTCCGTAAGCTGTCAATGCTGCCGCTGCTGCAATACCCAGAGTCGGACCAACAAAAGGAATAGGAGCTAGTGAGGCATAAGCAGATAAAGCACCCTCTGCTGTTTTTATGCCAATTTGTACAAGACTGGCAGCTTTGCCAATCTCTTTCATTTTGCTGTTCTCGGAGTTCTTTAAGGCAACCAACTGATTGGAGGCGTTTTTTGTGCCTTTCCATATTTCGGTTTCAGTGGCAGCCTTTAGGGTGGCGTAAGTCTTGCCAAATTTAGCCTCATTCTTTAAAAAGCTATTTCTTCTTGTTGCCTCCTTGCCTAACTCCTCTTGCCTTACTGAATCCTTAGCCTCTTGCTCGGTCATTAGCTTTTCTTGCAAGAAGATCAAATCCTCCTCGGCTCTAATCTGCTTTAATTCAATATCCTCTTCCCTCTCTTCCTCATCTTTGGCTAGTTTTTGTTCTCTAAACCCTACCCTTTGTTCAGTTTTTAACTGGTTTAATATTTCCTCTGCTGCTAGTCTTTTTTCGTGATCTTCTGTTTCTTGCTCGGCGGTTTTACCTTGAATTGCGCTAAATTTTTCATCAAGAATTGCTAACTCAACATCAATGGCATTTCTTTTTAGCTCTAATATTGCTTTTTCGTTCTCATCAATACTAGTTCTTGATAAATCCTGATTAATTCTATCCCTTTCAATCTTCTTTTCTTCTATATCTTTTAAAATGCTGTTTGTTCTTTCTGCATTTTTTATAGCATCATCGCTCATGCCTTCGTTGACTTGAGCCATTAAGTCCTTTTCTCTATTGGCAGCGGCTAACCTTGCGGCAATCTCTGCTTCTAATATCTTTGTTTTTTCTTCTTCTTTGTCGGTAAATTGCGGCACATCACTAGCAAGTGTCATTGATGTTGAAGCCTCTTGTATTTCTTCCTGTGCTTCTGGCTGTGCTGTTTTAGCACGCAAGGCAACTTCTCTTTGCAGTACCTTAACAAGTCCTTGATGTTGAGTTATTTCTCTATCAATATTATCTAGCTTTTCTTGTGCTTTTGGGTCGCCCTCGTAAACTTGTTGTTGCAGTCTAGCCCTTGATTCTAATAATTATTTAGCTTTTCTTGCGTGTTTGATAATTCTGTTTCTGAATCATCTATTTTACCAAAGGTGTCGCCAATAATATTTCCAAGTTTTTTACCAAGATCAACTGCGATTACCAAGCCACCAACTAAAGAACCAAGACCAACCTTAAAATTGTTTATAGCAACCAACGCTTTCTTGGAGGCTGTGCCAATGCCGGCTAAAGACAGAGAGAATAATTTAGCTTGTGCAGTTCCCTTTGCACTAGCAACAGAAAAAGTCTGTGTTGCTGTGGTTGCCATTCCTAGCTTTGTTGCCATACCAGCACTGATAATACCAGTTGCCAATAATACTGATTTTAATTTATTAACCGCTATTACTAGGGCTGATACTTTGGCGGCCATAACTACGGAGGTTGTAATCGCTCCACCTGTTGCCTCGTTAAATTCTCTTATTCCTTTAATTATCGAGCTAATCTCATCAAACAATTCTCTTGCTGCTGGTGCTAAATCCTTACCCATTGTTTTGGCAAGGTTCATTACCTCATTTTTCATAATGTCAAAAGAGCTTTGCAAGCTGTCAACTGCTCTTTTAAACTCTTCATTTAAGGCAGTTTGTTTTTCTGCCTCATCACTTGCTAAATTTAAGCTCCTTGCCAGAATATCTGATCTTTTAGCTAAAGTACCAATAACCTCTCTTAACCTAATGCCTTTTAGCCCCATTGCCTCCATTGAAGCGACTACCTCTTCTGCTGGCAGTTTATTTAAGGCATTTATGAATATCTGAAAAGCCTCTGTTGCATTATTCTGAAAAGTCTCTTTTAATTGCTCTCCTGTTAAGCCAGTTATGTTTGAGAATGTCTCTAATGCTTCACCACCTTTAAATACTGCATTTTGCATTTCAACAAAAGTTCTGCCAACTGCTGAGCCACCAAGTTCCGCTTCAATTCCGACCTCCTTTAAAGCCGCTGATATTCCTAAAACCGCAGTAGTTCCTAGTTCAAATTGAGCTGTTGATTTTCCGATTCTTGAGGCCATTGACAATATCTCGCCCTCAGTAGCGGCAACATTGTTACCAAGTCTAGTGATAATTGCTCCAAACTTGTCAACTGTTCCTATGCCCTCGCCTGTGATATTTAATAGCCTTGCAATAGCTCTTGAACCTTCCTCTCCTACTATGTCGGTTGCTGTTCCTAATTTTGCGACTGTTTCGGTGAATTTAATAATATTATCTTTACCTTTAACGCCTAATTGTGCAGCACTAGCGGATAATTCTAATAATTCATTTGTTGAAAGTGGTATTGTGGTTGATAAGGCAGTTATTCTCTTGCCAAAATCTTCAAGCTCTTTGCCTTGTAGATCGGCAGTTTTACCAACCTTGATTAATTGTGTTTCATATTTTGCAAATGCTGATAAAGTGCCGCCAATAGTAGCAGAAGAAGCAACAAAAGCCGCTTTAATTGCTGCACTGGTTTTTTCAGTGGTGCTTTGTACTCCTGCCATCTGTTTTTGGTACTGGCTTGAGTTCGCCAATACATCAAATATTACTCTATTTTTTGACATTTACTAAGTTCATAATGTCATCTAAGGAGTCGTCATTATCCTCCTCATCTGGCTTGTTATTAAATATTTTATCTATTTGTTTATAGAATAGCTGATTATTCTTCTTTGTTGGGTTATTCCCTGCACAAATAGCTAAATGCAAAATACTAATAAAATCTTTTAATTCTGTTTTTCTTTTATCCGCTTTTGCTTGCGATATAAAAGCAACTCTTTTAGTCGCCTCTTTTAATGTCATCCTATCAATATCCTTGATTGACAAGTTAGGCAATAACATCATTAAGCTATTTTGTAGCTCAAAAAGATACTCGTTGAAAGTTATTTTTTTTTTGAGTCATCAATAGTTTTGTTAATAGCTTCCCTCATTTCTTTAGAATAGCTATCAAGCATTGCTTGCGATAACTTATTAGATATTTCGGTATCATCAATCCTGTCAATATCTTTTTGGCTTATAGTAGCCTCCAAATCAGCTAAAGATTGCCAACCGTAAAGCTCCTCATTGCCAAAGAATGTTGCCAGCCTTAAAGCCTCATTAAATCTTTCTGCATTATCATACAAAGTGTTTACCTCTGATTTTGGAAAACTTAACATTCTCCAAAATCCAAGAGTTACTTTTAGCTTATAATCTTTGCCTTTAATATTTACTGCTTCCATTATACTAATTTAATATTTATTCCTGCTACTGTTAAAGATGGGCTAGTAGCACCAGTTAAGTTTAATTTAAACTCGCCTGCATCTTTATAGTTCATTGAAAAAAGGCAACACTCATTGTCATTAGCCCTTTCAGCAATATCAGAATTGATCAAGGAACTTTCAATATTCATATTCCTAAAAGTACCATCGCTACATTTCTTTTGTAGTTCTAAAGTGCCACCGCCAATATCTCCAAATACTTCTAAATAAGAACTAAATTCAGTATCACCAAGACCGTTACTGTTTAAGTCTGTGATCTTGAAAGCTGCTGATAATGTGTCGCTTGTTACATTGTCTAAAATTACTACTGACATAAAAACCTCTTTAAGAAGCCCCCTCGCTAAAGGGGGCAATAATTATTAATTAGATGCAATTATTTCAGTTTTAGTAAATAAAGCTGATTCATCTTCATCATAAATTGGAGTTCCTGCAAATTCCCAAGTTGCATAATCTCTAGTAGCTCCACTAAAAGGAGTACCGGCAACAGCAACTTTTGGAAAATCAACTATCTTTTGTTGTTTAGCTGAATTTTTAGGATAAACCAAAATGCAACCCAGATTTTTAACATCTGAACTATCTGGCATAGTAATTTGGGTTGTTTTACTGTTAGCAGGTCGGCAAGTGAAATATGCTGAATCATCAGTAGTCATTGCAATACTACCAGAACCGCCAGTCAATCTAATACCATAATCGGCTAAATCAACAGTTCCACCAGTTCCCGGAATAGCAACACCGGCTTCTAACAAAGTTAATTCGTCAGTAACTGGAATAGAACCGGAAGCCACATCGCCAAGCAAGTAAACATCAACAGTTGAAGCACTAGCCGCAACCACCACTATTTTACCAAGAGGCACTTTGCTTTCACTTCCTGAAATAATAGAAACACTAGCAATACCTGTGGAGGCATCAACAACAGATGAACCATTTTTATTGGTAATAGTTCCAACATTACCAGAAGTATCTTCTCCGGTAGTTTCTGCCAAAGTCGCATTATCCAACTCGGTATAGGCAAAATTAGGGAATTGCTTTAATGTCGCAGTTAAGTTATTGGAAGGCTCGCCAGCTTCAACAGCCCAAGGGCCATTCCTATGACCACCTGTAAGAGGTAATTTCTCAATTTCTCTTGTAAATTCAACAGTATCCATAACCCTAAAAATACCAACAGGTTTAAAAGTATCCCTATTGTAGAAAATTAGAGCTTTAACACCAAAGCTATATTTTATATCACTCATTTTTTAAAAAAATTTTAGTTAAAATCAGAATCAGAAAAATCAATATTTTTCTTGCCTATTTCGTCTATATCTTCCCAGTTAGTTCCAGCCTTATAGATATAGTCTTGACCATTCTTGCGAAGCCCCTTTTGTACTTTTAAGGACTTTCCAGAATAATCTTTAATACCATTGACAATAATTATCTTTTTATCATCTTTTGGTAAAACTCCTTTTTTTTGCTTCTCGGCTTTAATAGTATTTAAAGCACTTGCAATTGTGTCTTTTTCAATATCCTTAGTCATTTTAAAATAAAACAAAGTTATAAACTACACCACTCTTAATTGCCTTAGTAGCAGTGTTACCCAATAAGACCCTTTCTGGCGTGAAAGAGCTTTCAATCTCGCCATGAATTAACCCAGCTTCTTGATTGTCTTTAAAATAATTTTTCATCACATCAGTAATAACTCTCTCCATTCTTAGAGCCTTTAAAAATGTTTTTGTATTAGTGGCGTTAGTATCAGCAATAATATATGATATTTCAGCTATATAATTTTTAGCCACTGTGTCATATTCAGGGTTAAATTTAGTATCACCAATAATATCAATATTCATTCTGCCATTAACAAAGGTATTAACCTCTTGAATCCTTTGCCCTAATATAATGGTATTAGACACATTAGGCAGCATATTGTCGCCCTTTTCACTATTAACTACATCAACAGCGTTATTGATCCTAGATTTAGAGCCCACAACTTCAGTTAGATAGCTAGTAATTGAGTTTATAATGTCTTCACTATCAATCATGTTACATCAACTCCAATAAATTCTAATTCTGCCTTAATATCCTCATCAATAATACGCAAAAATACGCCAAATGTACTCTCGCTAGGTATTGAAAAGTTACGCAGTGGTAATTTATTTCTAGGAGCAGTTACATTGTCGTGATAGTTGCCATATTTAGTGCTTGAACCAAATACGCCAAAATTACGCCCTACTTCACTAATATTATTAGGGTGGCTTCTACTGGTCATGCTTCTTCTAAGATCCCCTGTTCTTTCTAGTGTGTTTTTATTGCCATATCCCTTACGAGCTTTATCTTTTAATGTACTTTCTTTTAACTTATCCCACCTTAAAGACGGTTGCCTGACTTGTTTTCTTCTAAATATTAGATCAACCTCTTTTCTATATTGCCTACCAATGATATTCATTGAGTTTTTAATTGATAAACCTGTTGCATGAGCTTCTAATTGCTTCATCAATAGACGGCTTTTTTGTGATAACTCAATTGAGAATAGCTCTTTAGTCATTACAAGCCACCTCATCAACCCTACAATCACAATCATTATCATATACTGTAGTTTTATTATAGCCAAAGGCTCTAAATGTCTTTTGTGGTGCTGCAAGCTCTATTGTGCCTGATATTAACTTATCAAGCATTTCTTTAGCCTCTTTGCAATAATTTCTTCTTCTGGTCATGTTGCTATCCTCTTCGGAAGCATACGACCTTAATGTTTTATCAATTTGACAAACTACCAATTTATCACAGACTAATTTAAGATAGGTTAAGTCATTTGCGTTAGTAATTGGTAGTTCGTACTTTTTTTTAATCTTCATATCAATCACAACTGACTGCTCGTCTATAAACTGGCTAACATCGCTAGAAGATATATTGTTATCAATACCCTCGTTATCGGTATAGGTTAAGCCATTAAAATATTTTAAGATGTCATCAGCGGTGGTATAAGCCATTATTTATTATCAGAAATAAATTTAATTAATTCCTCTTTGCTTGCTTCGTCTTTTTGGAAGCCAAGTCTTTTTGCAATCTCTAACAGTGAAGCCTCATCTAAGTTTGAGAAGTCATCTTGCTTAGATTCTTTTTTTGCTTGAGATTTATCTTGCTTAGATTCTTTTTTTGCTTGTTTTGCCTCTAGCACTTCCTCTCTAACATCAATAATCTTTACTTTTTGCTTTTTAAGCTCTTCTAATTTCTTTTCAGATATATTGGTTTTTACTCCTGCCTTATCTTGAACTTTATAGAAACCTTTACTAAATGATAAAATTTTCATTACTGCTATTTATATTAAATTGATAAAAGAGGGAGCAAAAAGCCCCCTCAATTAATTAATGGATGTTAGGCATTAGAAACCTTAACAGCCTTCCACCAAGCACCATAAGCCAAGCCATAGGACATTTGGTTGTAAGCATATCTTAACGCTTGCAAATTAGCCAAGGCCTCTGGATTGTCTTGAGGAGTGATTAATTTACCCTCATCCTCCATTGAAATCATAATCGGCCTAACTAATGGATCAGAAGTATCAATAACATACCAGTCATTAGTATCGGTCATAGGTCTAACAACTACGCTAAAAGTATTTCTTAGCGAGTTAGTTTGAGAACCACCGTTAGAATCAACAACTATATTTTCAATAGTTCTTAAATCATCAAACAAAGAAGATAAAGACGGATCACAAACAACAACAAGATTTAGATTGCCTTTGTTAAGCATTCTTTTCTTTTTGTTGGCACTGTCAGCTTTATCAACGCTGTAATAGAAGCCCCTTAATGCTGCAACTGCCCTCTTCATATCAGAAGATAATTGAGCTAAAGTTGCACCTGCACCAGTCAATAAGTTTGATTGACTACCAGCAGAAGAATCAAAAGCATGGGTAGTATCAAACATATTTTGATTATCAAAGCAAGTGCCGTAAGTATCAGAAGCACCAGCCTCTAATAAATCAAGCACCTCTTCAAATGGAGCATCTTTTGCTTGTTTGGCTTGAGCACCAATTGATTTAATATACATATCTAAACCAGTGATATTATTAGCACTTTGAGCCCTTTTAAATTCCCTGTTTGGAATTTCTAAACCCTCAATACATTTTTCTTTATGAACAATGCTTTGTTTAGTAACATCATCAATTGATTTATAAGGTTGTGTACCTTTCCAATCTAGTACAGTTGAAAATAGGTGGTTAATAAAAATATTACTTTGAGCAACATTACCAGAGTTATACTTAAAAGCTAAACCTGCCAATTCTGGCTCTAGTGATTCATATTGTTTATTAAAGTTGGTAATTGCAGTCTGATTAAAATCTTCTACAATTTGACCAAAACTTTTTTGAGTTCCTGACATTTTATTTTATAATTTAAAGTTATTATTAATCTAATACGACATAAGCCTCGTTAGTGTCGCCAATATCAACGATACGACCTACTCTAACATCGTTAGTAGTGGTAGCAGCCAAAGCAACTACATCATCACCATTAACGAAGCAATCAGCACCAATATCGGTAATTGCAACGCCTGTTAAGGTTAGTTTTACTACTACGCCTGATTTAGCAGCAATGAGCTTAATGTCATTGTCACCATTAGCACCGCCTGTTGCTTGGTCTAGCTCTTCAAATGCAATACCAGCAAATACTTCACCTGCGGTATCAGCACCTAATTTAGCATAACCAGAACTATTACGATTAACTAAGGCATTCTTGTAAAAATGAATTGCACCAGAAGCAACTGGTACATCTCTATATGTAAAATCTGGAATTAGATTTATTGGTTGGTTTGAACTTAAAGCCATTTTTTTAAATATTTTTAGTTATTATTTTTTGGACCATACTTTTTGAAGTCGTCAACTGACATACCACTTTGCTTGGCTAATTCTTTTAAACGAGCTTCATCAGCAATATCACCATCAACCATATCAGAACCTTTAGCTTTTACATTTACGATAGCTGGAACATCTTTGTAAAAGTCTTCAACTTCAGATTTGGTTTCAAATTTACTCAAAACCTTTTCTTTTTGAGCATTAGCGATAATTCCTTTTTCAATTAAAGCCTCAACTGCACCTAGTTTTTCAGCTTCAATTGCTTCTTTTTCTATTTTAGCCAAAGCGTCTTGGGCTTCCTTTGCGTTAGCTTCAAACTTCTCTTTTTCGGCTTGAATTGTTTTATTAACTTCTTCTAGTTTGGCGTTTGCCTCCTTTAAGCTAGTAAATGAAGTTGCAATATCTTTAATTGCCACTTCTGACTTGATAGCTTCTAAACTTGCTATTTCTTCATTTGTTAGTTTCATTTCTTTTTCGTTATTTAAGTTAGTATTTTCAGAAAGTTTAATAGCTTGTAATCCCTTAACTGCTGGACGGTTAGTAAAAGTGCCACCAAGCAGTACATTGGGATATAGTTGCCCTTCGCCATTTTGATATAATGGGTCAATTTCAACGGATAAGTATTTATATTCTTTATCCTTGATCATTTTTTTAGCGTTAGGCGTAAATTCAGCCAGAGCAAATAAATTATTATCTTCTATTGTTAATGATTTTAACCAAGCACCGGCCGGCTTTTCGCCGTCATCATTCTCGTGTGTGTAATCAATAGATATATCCTGACCTCTAACATTATTATCAAAGTTAGATTTAACAGCCTCTAGCATGCTTTCAGTTATCTCAATATCCCTGTCCTTTAAAGAACAAGTTTTCAATAGATGTATCTTCTTTAAATCGGTTTCAGTATCTTCAATGCTAAATTCTTCTGATAGTTTGATTTTTTCAGATAGTTTGATCTTTTTTAGCTCCTCTTTGGTCAAAATATTATCAACCAAGCCAAAACCTAAAGATTCATTGGCAGTCATGTATATATCATCTTTACTAGACATTAACTTGTCTATTTCCTCAAAACTCTTGCCAGTTTTTTCAGCATAGATTGTATTTAGCTTCTTATTTATCTTTTCCAGTCTTTCTAGTGATTTATTAAGGTTATCATCTCTTGTGTCTAAATAAGTAAAGCCCTGCATTGCTGCCTCATGTATCATCATTTCAGAATTAGCAGCAATATATCTTTTATCGCCACAAGCAGTAATTAAAGAGGCTGCACTTGCTGCCATGCCTAAAACAACAGTATTAATTGGGGCTTTAATAACATTCATCACATCAATAATTGCTAAGGCATCAGTAACAACGCCACCATTACTATTAATGAAGATGGTTATTTCTTCCTCTTCGGATTGTTTGTTGAAATAGATAAGATCAGCGATAACGCTTTGAGAAGTCCATTTATAAACATTATCAAATAAATAAATGCACCTAGAACTATCAAAATTGAAAAGCATCATATAATAAAAATTATCTTTCAGCTTGGGGGATTTAGGGAGCAGCTATTTTTTTTGTTGTAAATGGGAGTTGGGGAATATAAAGTATTTTAAAGCGGCAGATTGATCCGTCTCCCCTCGTAACAATCTGCCGCAAAGAATTCTTGATTTTATAAATTAAGAGAAGCCAAAACTAAGTCAAGCAATTTAATGTGTTATCTTGATTAGATGGTTTTTTGTTTCAAAATGGTATCACTTGGCACAAAATTATCAAAATCAGGCTTAGGCTCTTGGCTTTTATATATAGGAACTAAGAAAGAATCACATCTAAAATGAAGTGGAGGCATAACCATATCAAGCTCGCTTGAATTTAGGGGATATGTTTTACCATTTAGGGATTTGCATATATCAGTTTCCGGCACATCATTTGTAAATCTATAACCCCACAACTCATCTTCTATTACTTTGTAATATTCCATTTCACCATAATTCATTGCCTGAACTATTGCTAACTCATTACCGCCATCAATTCTATTAGCATTATTGATATAATCATCCATCTTCTGATCAACCATTGCCATATTGTTATTAATAGGTATTCCCTTAGTTGCTCCTGTGTTTGCACTTAATATAGCGGCTTCCCTTAAATCGTTCATTTGCTTATCAACCATAGTGTCAACTTGATTTAAGACAAATGAAGTCAATACTTGAGTTGGTAAGTCGCTGGCCTTCACTTCGCTAAGTTTAAGTTTTCCTTTTGAGTTTTTAAGGGCATTTTTCCAAGATTGCATAGCAATACCAGCAATCTTATTTGTCATCTTCCTCTTATATGCAGGAATATTATTAATCTTCAAATCTTTTAAGCCTTGAGCCTCAACATTGCCTTTATTTAGTTGGCTTCTTACTTTCTTAGAGAACTCATCGGCAATTAACTGTAATGAAGCCTTAGCAAATTTAGATATTTTATCAGTTTCTTGCTCTTTATATTCTTTTCTTTGCTTGGCGTTCTTCCAGTTTTCAGATAGTTTTATTACCTGATCAGATTTTGCTTGTGGCTCTTGCTCTTCTTGCTTTTCTTCTTCTTGTGTTGCTTCCTGATCAGATTTAACATCTTCATTGATTTGCTTATCTTCTTTTTCTCTTTGCCTAATGTCAATCTCTGGTAGTCCGTACATTTTCCTAATCTTCATCTCATCTTCTGGTTCAACCTTAACCAAACCAGAATTGATTAATACTGCCAAAGTATCAGCAAATTCTTTTGAGTTCTTTTTATTTAGGTTATTACCAACTAGCTTAAATTTATAAGGGTCAACATCAGCCCAGTTCATTTTTACAGTCTGGTAAATTACAGTCTGGTTAAATGTCTTTTCTATATAATCAATAATAAACTGCAAACCATCAAGTAACATATCAGATTGATCTCTGCCCAAAGAATAAGCACCGCCATTACCATTTTGACCTAATGTTAAAAATTGGGTTAATACACTAGTTGCCATTGTGCTATCAAGATATGATAGATATTCTTGCATTTTCTTTAGATCAAAGCCTGTGCTGTTTAATATCTCTATATTGTAGTTAGACGGCATTATGGCAGAATCTGACAATCCATCGTAGTTTCTTTTCCCTATATCCATTACCATATCTTCAAAGGCTTGATAATCCTTACTGTCAATCCTTACATTCTCTGGTGTTTTACCAACTGCCAAGCCTATCATTGACCTAATAATACCCTTCTTGCTAGCTTGTTTAAGCTCCTTTTTGTCTAAATAGTCATAATAGGCTTGTCTTAGCAGGCTTAATCCTCTTTTATCATTGCCTTGCTGCCTAAATGTAAAAAATACCAAGTCTTGAAATGGAATATAAACATAATTACCATCTGTTGCTTGTTGCTCAACTGTGAAATCCTGATAATCTATTTTTCTAATTGAAGTTTGCACCCTTTCAGCTAGTATAGGCATCATGTAACGCCCTTGCTCAAAATCTACTGGCACATAGTATTTTTCAAACAAAGAAAAGCCAATCGGCAACATTTCTAATATTTGCCCTAATAGCTCATTAAAGTTATTTCTTTTAAAGAACCATTGATTAAGTACATCAACAATTTCTTGCTCTTTTGGTGTTGCATCTGGTATTTCTTCTATTGACCAGTTGGCAGATTGTATAGGGTTTTGATATGCTTTTAATAAACCACCAACCATTGAATCATCTCTTGACATTCTTTTAAATGCCTTTGAGCCTTTTTGACCTTGCAAACAACTATCAAGCTCACTAGTAACATCATTAGTGTAATATCTTTCTAATCCTGAATCTGGATCGTTGATAGTTTTAGTTTTAGCTTTCTTATCTAAAAACTTTTGCGTTACATTAAGGTCTTTTATCATTTTCTTTTAAATTTTCTTTCCATAAAGTTAGAAACAACATTGCTACTGCTTACCATTTCAGTAAATCCATGTTCGCAAGCAGACATTAAACAATCTACCTGATCGTCAAAAGTTTTCTTTTTATCCATCTGCAATATAGCTTGTTTACTATCATCTTGACCGGTAAAACTTTCCATCTCTTCTATAAGGTCATTTAAAAAAATAGCATTTTCGGGGAGATAAATGAAGCCGTTTTCAAGTTTTGGAACTGCATTATTTACAGCTCTTTCAAACTTTGATTGTTTGCCTCTTGTAACTGGCGTGGTTGGGATATTACCCTCCGCCTTAGCTTCTTGTATTATTGCTGTACCGTGGTTATAATCCTCAATAAAGCAAGTACTCAAGTAACCATATTTGCGGGGGTCGTAATTGTCAACCGCATTATGTTTATTCCAAAAAGCCTTAAACCTGTCCTTTAAAGCCTGATATTCTACTCTGCCTCTGAATTGGTCTATTAGATATATTCTGCCATCATAACTCTTGCCCCAACATTGAAATACTGTATAATCATGCTTTTCTTCTATCTTTTGTGCTGTGTCAACTTCAATCCATCTATATTTTAAGAAAGGCAACTCATCATAATATTTTAATAAATCAGTTTTTAGGATATTACCACCAATACTGATTGGTCTTAGCATAAATTTAGCTTGCCAGATTTCATTGCTCTTTTCGGCTTTCCACTTCATGACATCATCAAAGCTATATAGCTCTGGTACTAGTGGCTCGTTATCTTCATTTATAATAGGAAATTCAAAGACTTCGTACTCTTTCTTGTTTTTCTTTATGTGTTGCCCTAAATCCTCTTTGTGTAAAGGTTGCATAAAAACAATAATAGGCGTGTTGTTTTTATCATTGGCTCTATCTGGTAATGTATCCTCGACAAATCTAATTGCTTTTTCTCTTTCTAAGGCTCTGAATCTATCTTGCTCTTTCATAGGATCATCAACCAATATTGCACCGCCAAAGGTACAATCAGTATTTTTTATTGCTGCTGGATGTTTGCCGGCACCATAACCAATAATAGGGCTACCAAAACCACCAGCCCAAAAGCTACCGCCCTGTGATGTTTTCCACAATCCTTTTGCTTTTGTATCAACCCTAATATCAATATCCCAATATCTAGCAAAGTCCGGACTCTTTATAATCTCCCTTACTTCACTTGAGCAATCAAGGGCAAGTTTAGAATCTGAACAAGTATAAATAAATTCACTAGCTGGATTGTGAGCAAAGCCCATTGAACAAAAGAGTTTAGCAACTTCGGTTTTGCCATGTCTAGGAGGCACCAATATAACAACTTTCTTTAATTCGCCTTTTATTACCCTTTCAAAGATTTTAATTAGCTTAGCGTGAAAGT